CGGTCAACCTACTCTAAATGAAACCGACACTATGAATAGTATACTAGGTTATTTCTTAAGAAACTATGCTTCACCATCTGGTGTTAAAGTTAATGATAAACGTATACTACGCTTATCACACTGGATACGAGATAGCTATAGACTATATATATTTAACTCTAGATCGTTCTTAGAGACTAATATACCTTATCATAAACGATTTACACTACGTGATCACTTAGTTAAGATATTAGCTTATAAGGATACAGATACTGTTAGTAACCAATACAAATGGATAATGATTAACCATAGGTACTATAAGTTACAATCTGATATTAGATTTACTAACTATGAATATCCTAGATTAGGTAATAATAAAGAGAGTTTAGCTATACTAGCTAACTGTCCTATACTCTATATAGATATGATAGAATCTACAGATGAATCTGAAGCTAATAAGTTAGTTATAGTAGAAGTAGATAGAGACTATGATAGACCATGTGTTAATTACGGAGTATTCGATAGGAGCTATAGTTATGAAGAGTTTAAAGCAGAACTAGGTGAACATACTGATATTGGTAATATACCTAGATATGAATTAGCACCAGAGTTTAATAAACTAATGCTAACTCCATCTGCTACTTATCAAGAACTATTAGATCAAGTTAAAGACTATTTAGGATACTGGGAGATAGGTAAATTAGAATTAGTAAATGTAGGTAATAACCTAGTTACAGGTATATCTACTACACCAGCTAAAGAAGAGATACTATCTAAGTATGGTACAGACTATCCTTGGTTAAAATACTTAAATATAGAAGAGTAAGAGAGTTTATACTCTCTTACTCTTCTTATACTTTATAATGTATTTTTAATATGCATACCTTGTAAGTAATACTTAAGTGTTCTAGTAGAGACTACTCCACCATTACTAACTAAGTTAGCTACATCTAGTATATCTTTTTGGGATACTTCGCCATTATTAGCTAACTGTCTTACATACTCAGATTGTGCTTTAAGATCGCCACCACGTATTCTAACCATCTCAGTAGCAGTATCTTTCATATCCATAGCTATAAGCATCTGTTGTTCTGGATAGGTTAGTTTACTAGATCTAGATTTACCAGCAACCTGACCAGTTAGTACATCAGTAGTCATACTGTGCTCTGGTATACTTATCTTTTTAGATAATAGTTGTTGTGCTCTTCTTATAGGTAGTATCATAGTTAAAGCTTTTATAGGTAGCATGTGATCTGGATAGTCTGGATGGTTAGTTACCTTAACTCTTTGAAAGAACTCATGTCCTAACTGTTTAGCTACTCTAAAGTTATTCTCTACAGATACTCTAGTTTTACCATCATTAGGTACTACTATAGAGATATGTATCTTACCTTCTTTCATACCTACCATAAACCTATCAAACTCTTCATCTGTCATTCTATCGAATAGATCTTGATATAGTTTAGTATTCTCATTACCAGCTACTATAGCACCTACATACTTTATTATATAATCTTGTACAGCTTTACGTTTTGCATTCATATCTAGTATTACCTTTACTCTTATTAGAAAAAATCATCGATCTTGATATACTGTATAGATAAAAAAAGGATCGGCTAGACTATATTTCAAGTCTAGCCAATTAACGTTTACAAAAAGATCAGTTATATTACTTAACTTCTAGAGTAGCTTTAGCTTCCTTCTCTGCTTCTAAGAATAGTTCAAATACTTTATTAGCAGCTAAGTAAGGTACTACAACCTCTTCTATCTTCTCTATCCATTTATCATGCTTACCAGACATATCTATAGCAGAGAATACCATTTCAACATTCTCTAGCTCTAAATAGCTTCTAGCTCTTAATAGTATCTGTATAAAGAATCTATTAAGATTTACACGTTGTACTAGAGAGTGTGTATTAGCACACAATGCTACTATAGGATTCCTTAGAAAGTAATCTTTAGCTTCTGTAGATACTCTAGTTTCTATTATCTTAGCAACATGTGCTACTAAGTCTATATCGTTATCTTGCCTTTTGAACCAGTTAACAGGTTCTTTATGTTCTATCTCAACATCTGCTACATCGGTTACTATATTAGCAGCTGAAGTGGATATGTTATTTTCTAGCATAGCAGATCCTTAGTCTTAAAGAGTGGAGTACATAGTATAACGAACTTATCTATTAACTCCACTTTAGTTATAGTGTATTTATTTCTTTCGGTTTTCTTAAGACGCTTAGTAGCAATATTACAAGCATCTGGTATATTGTCAGTTTCCACAGTATGCGTCATAGTTTCGTACGTTAAAGTATTCTTAAACTCTACATCATACTGATTCATAAGTTACTTCTCCTTTTTCTTAGTATTAGTATTCTCACTAGTCTTAGATAGCTCTTTTACTTTAGCATCATACCACCATGGTCTATATAACTCTTTTCTCATTTTTAAAAGATCTACAGTGTTAAGATAAGGTACTGGATGTGAATATTGGTTAAGTGTCCAATATCCTCTAGTATCTAGTAGGATATTCCAATCATAGCCTAGTTTCTTAATATCTTCATAGAGTTCAGCTGGAGTACACATAAGTCCACTCTCTATAACCATTCTATGGTATGTAGCTAGTTGTAATAACTCAGCTGTTATATTAACAGCTCTTCTAAGTTTAGGATCAGTATCTAATTTAGATCTTACAGTAGTTCTAGATAATGATACTTCTGGATATATATCTAGAGCATAACTTCTATCAGAACCAGTTATACCAAATCCAGGTGTACCTGATTTATTCTGTCTTAAGAAATGAAACTCTGTTAGAGATGGTAGTACACCTTCAGATTGTGAAATAAGTACTTCTATATTACCACCAGATGGACCTGATTTAGATCTTAGTGTAGTTAATGTAACTTTATTAAGATCTGCTTTAGTAATATCATTAGGGTCTTTAGGATACTCTGGACCTTTAGTACCTTGGTTATAGAATAGGCTACCAGTATGTGCTTGATAAGCTATATTAGTAAGAAAACTAAACTTACTGCCTACTGATTTAATACTATCACCTGTCTTAAGGAACTGTAACTTCTTAGAAGGTTCTTCCCAAGGTTGCATGCCCATATTAACCTTGTCTCCAGTATGAGCTGTTAGTGTAATATAGGTACTAGATGCAGGACATCTACCTGGTAACTGACTTAAGAACTTAGTTTTAAAGTTACCTTGCTTCATAGCGTATGTATTAGTATCTTTAGAATCAAGATCTCCAGATAGCATCTCAGCAACTGAAGCTGCTTCAAACTCTGTAAAACTATCTATCTCTACAAATGTAGGTCTAGGTATAGACATAGGTTTGTGTGTATAAGGATCTAATATACACTCTATAGTAACATAGTCTTTCTTATCTTTCTGTTTCTCTTCCATATACTCGAATAGTTTATCTCCCCATTCATTAGCAGGTAGAGAAGATTTATCCATAATAGTCCATATAGGATCATTACCTTGTATAGTACCTTCTCCTAGAGAAGGAAATTGAGCTGCAAAGTGCTCTAGTCTATCGAAGCTTATATTAACTTCAGTATCGTAAGTTAATATATAAGTTTTAGTAGCTTCTGCTATCTTACTAGCAGCTGATAGAGTCATATAGTGTATAAGAGTACTTTTAAAGTTATTACCAGCACCTACCACACCAACTACTTGTCCTAATCCACCATTATAGAGTGTCTCGCCTTTAGCTCCTGTTATGATAGAAGCTGTTGGTATATCCATTAGACAACCTACAGGTATATATATTTTTGGTTTAGCTCTATTATCCATAGCAAAATTAAACATTCCAGCCATAATTATTTTATTAAACTCCTTTAGCATATCGAATTTTATATTCAATGTTTATTAAGTTTTTATAAAAAGTATCCTACCTAAGATAGCTTAGATACCTGATTTTCAACATACATTAGATAAGGAACCTCTGATGAAAAATATTTATAAAACATATAAAATATCTAAAGAGTTAACCCCTGATATGAAATATGCTATAGAGCAACTAACAGCTAATCAAGAAGGTTTTGGTAGCTTTCTAGTAGATGCTTCTAACTTCTTTAAGAAGAAAATAGATGCTATCAGAGGTGTGTTTGGTCTTAATAGTAAAAATGATACTAAAGAGATCTCTAAAGAGTCTAGTAAACTATATAAAGATTTACAAAGCTATGATAAGCTAGTAAAATCTATAGGTAGTAAACAAGATAAATATGATGCTGTATCTAGTATTATAGTACCTTGGATACCTGGCGTTAAATCTGATCTGTATACACTAGTAACTGGATTAAAATCAAATGTATCTGGTATATACGATAATGGTTTACCATACTTAGAAGAAGCAGATACATTCCTAGCTAAACTATTAGGGGATGAAGAGTATGCTACTTCTGTAATACCTAATAAAGAGCTATTAAGTAAACTAAGTAGTTATAAAGATGGTACTACTAAATATCTTACAGATGTTATAGATGGTAGAACACTTATGGATAATAGAGAGCTTAAAGATGTTATACCTAACTTTAGCTCTGTAGAGGTTATACATAATAGCTTTAAAGATATGATAGTAGCTAAAGAGTTAGAGAATGTACAACAAGTATTTAATAAAGCAGAATCATTAGCAGCTAGAGCTAAAGAACTCTATAATAGAGTGCAATCTAAAGACTTTACTATAAGTACAGTAAGAGCTAAAGAGATGGGTCCACTACTACAAGACTCAGCTGCTATAGTAACTAATATAGGAGCTATAGTAAGATTACTAGATGCTAGTGTTACAGTACATAAAGCAATACTACAGAAACTAGATAAGTTAATATAAAAAAATAAAGTTAGACTATAGACAGATACCATATAGGTATCTGTCTATAGTTGTTATTTTAGTACATCATAGAGTGTTGGTGCTTTATTCTCTATGACATTTCTAACTAGAGCTGAGATGATGCCTTCTAAAATACCATCCATAATTACTCTAGAACAGTAATGGATAGTGGTCGGTATACCGCCATAAATTCCATTAACGGTTTGGAAACCGAATTCAGTTCCGTACTCGACGTCCCCGATCTTAATGACAAGATTGTTGCTAGCAATACCGTAGGTTGCTTCGAATGTATGGCCGTTAGCTCTGAAACGCTCGTCCAGATCTCTTACGTAATAAGCAAACTCTTCATAGTTGTTCCATGCTTTTAGAACCTCATTGACTTTATCAATACGGTTTAGGTCCTCTTTGCCTAATTTAAGCACTGTAATAACATTCTCGCCTTCTACTGCTAACTCGGTTTCTCCAACCCTGTTAAGATTGTAGATTTTAAGATATTTGTTACCTCGATACCCGTTGTCCGAAGTCATATCATAACTACCGAAATAAGCTCTTATGGCATCGATAGGATCGATATCTGTATTGATTGCATCCCAAGCTCTCTCGTTGGCCGCTCTTCTTTCAGCAACCTCTTGCTCTTTCTCCACCAAGCTATTCCAGCCATCTATTTCTTCCCTATCGCCAGTGAAGATTTCGAGTACTTCATCTTCCTCTTCGACCTCACTTAGGTCTTCAATAGGATCAGTGGTAACACTATCTACTAGAACATGGTATATACGTTCACCGTCTTCGCCAGCATCGTATTTTATCTTAGCGATAACATCTTGGCTTTCGCCGACTCTGTTTACTAGCTCAATGACTTTAAAAGCCATCTCGTTTGTTATGTTATAAGAAAGTGTTTTACCACCTTCAACATTTCTACCGTTTAAGTAAAATTCTACATTTTTCATTGTTAACTCCTTAAGTTATTTTTTGCTATTTGTATTTATGTTAAAAGCAGACTGTTACACAACAGTCTGCAACTCTAGTTATGAATAGTGAAGACAACAGGTGCAAAGATTCCTATTCTCTTTACTATATATATAATATA